TCATATGCACCATCCGGTCTATTATATACAATAATTTTTGTAACTTTATGTAATTTATTTCCTTTTAATTTAACTCTCCACCATTGGTTTGTTCCTCCTTTTGTATGATTAGAATTAGCATATGGTCTAGCCCACCATCTTCTTGCATTTTTCTTACCATCTACTGCTTTACTTGACCTTCCATACCATCCTGTTGAACTTTGTTGTGTTTGTCCTCCTTTTGCTACATTTATACCATTCTCATCATATACCTCTACTTCTTGAACGTGTAAATATCCTGTTCCTGTTATTTGAACGTAATTAACACCTTCTACACTACCCTTAACTGTCTTTTTCTCCGCCTTCTTGAAATTTTTATTTACACACGGATCAAAATTACAACCAATTGTATGTTTTAATTTAGGACAAGGGGTTCCTCCTCTTTTTGCTGGATATATAATTTTTCTTATTTTAGATTTTTCACCTCCACCACAATCTTTACTACACGCTCCATATCCCGACCATTTACTTACTACGCAATTTTGTGGTCTTGGATACATATCCAATAATCTTGTTATCAATTGATTACACGAATTTCCACACATCGTATTTCCTGGAGTGCACCTTTTCAATACTTTTAATTCTCCTCCGTGAATATCACCATATTCATCTCCTATTTGTTTCATATCTTCTCCCGTTGCTTTGATCCCCTGCCATCCAAATCTTGCTTTTTGGGTTGCTTGTGTCATTTTTGTTGTTCTTGTTTCTTTTTTAGAATCTTTCATTTTTCTTATTACCCATAATATTCTGAATTTTCGTGATTTATCATTTTTCTCCATTACATATCCAAATAATTTACTTCCAGGTTTTCCTTTCCAATCATATGATATATAATCTCCCGGTCTTACACCACCTGGTTTATCTGGTTTTTCACCGTATATTTGCATAGATGCTTTTAATTTTGATGGATAATCTTTTACATCTACAATTTCTGTATCTGCAACGCGTTTTACTTTTCTTAATTCTGCCATATATTTATCATCTTTCATCCTGATTGCTGAATCTTTAGTTTCAAAACCTTCTTTTTTATATGGCATATTATCAAACCATAATTTACCCTTTTTAGCACCTCCAACTTGTTTAAATATTTTCTTTTTACATAATTCTCTTGCCATCACTGTTTTTGGTCCATATGGATTTTGATATTTTGATTCGCAAGGATCTATTGTTGCTTGTTTATTATGACATAATGGATATGCTGCCATTACTGTTGCCATATCACCCGATTGAATTGTTTGTTTATGTAAATCTTTAAATCCTTTTCCTATTGTCAAATACCCTTTATTTGGTATTGATGCTTTTACTTCTTCGAATGTTTTATTTAATGGTCTTGCTCCAGTGCATCCTGAATTTTTCCATAATTTTCTAAAACAATCTACTGTGTGTGGTCCAGTTGCATGATATGGTGTTATACACGGATGATCTTTTGCAAATTGTTTGCATTCTGTTGCTGTTAATAATCCATCATTATAACTACAAGTATCTCCAGCATATTTCGCTACATACTTTGTTTTACCAGTTGATCTCTGTCCCGCGCTTTTTCTTGTCATTATTTTACCTGTTGTCGGACAAAATCCACATTTTTCTGCTGTTTCACCCGATAAATCTCCACAAGAAATTACCGAATTACATAACATCCTATCTTTTGTTGCTTTACATTGTGCCGCGTCCATCGTCCAATGCCCTGGTTTACAAACATCTTCTAAAGGTCCTTTTGCATTTCCAAAACTAAACATACCTGATGAAGCGCAATATCCACAATCTTTACCCGTTAATTGGGCACAATCATCCATTGCTTTACATTTTCTTATTGCATCACTCCCTTCTGTTCGATGGGTTTTTTTATTTGGTTTTGGTACTAACTTTCTCGGTTTTCCATAATAATCTCTCGTATCTTTTGATGGTAATCCTGCTGGACTTACGTCTATAAAATCACTCATTTTTTTACCTGTCATTAATACACCTTGAGGATCTGTCATCTTCGCTCCTTGATAAGCAATTGCTTGTTTTACATAACTAGCTTCTTTATGTTCTAAAGCCTTTGCTTTTCTGGCCATTCCTGACATTCCTTCGTCTTCGTGTTGTGACATTATTTTCTTAATGTTAATTTTATTCATAATTAGATACCCAAGAATTCCACTTATAATTAATCCTAAAAGTAATAATATCATATATAAATATACATATAAAATTATTATTTGAAAGAAACCACTATTTGCACTTCTTCTTTTTTAATACTTTTTGATGCGGATACTGAAAGCTCTTCCCGTGTTTTTCTTGTTTTAGTTTTTACGGTTGTCTTTCTATTTTTTGTTGTACTATTTCTCTTATTCATATCTTTATTTATATCATCAAAATGTTTTTCTATGTAATCTAATATTTTATTCTCTAATATCCATTTAAAAAAATTTAATTGACCTATTGTTGTCTGTATATAACTTTCCTCGTCATATGGTATCTGTATCCTATCCCATCTACAAAACGGATCAAATCTCTTCTTTGAATACGCTTTCAATTTTAATTTGTAATCTATATAAACTTTAAATCTATATGGTGTTCCATCTGACCTTTTCAATTCATATACTGTAAAATTCTTTTTTGAATAATTTGTAGCAAACCAATCTATTAATCTCAATGATATTGTCGATTCTCCATTTATTATTTTTAATATTTTATTTAAATTATTATCTTTCCTATAATACTCTAATAACTTATTCAATAATAAACTATTTTGCGTTTGATATGTTGACATTATAACCTTTATTCTTTTTTAACTTTTAAATACTAATTTCCCTTATTCTTTTTTTGTCTTTTCAAAACTACTTATCTTCGGTCTCAAAAATTTATCTTCCTTTTCCAAATCATCTAAATAATTTGTTTCTCTTAAATATGGATTAATCATCGCGGTTGCTACTCTCGACCGTTGTGCTAATCGTTGTGATACTATTGTCTTACTTTGTGCTTCCTTTGTTATAATCTCTGTTTCTAGTTCGCCCACTACTTGTTTTTTCTCTTGAAATCTCCACGATTTTTTTATTTCTCGCTTATCTTTAACTTTAGGTCTCCATACTGTTACTGTTGGTGCGTTTTTCCATGGTATTTCATTTGGTTCGTTTTCTTCTTTTTTTTCCATTTAAAATATAATATAAAAAAATATTCTTATTATTACTTATTATGCCTAACTTTTTAGCCCTCATCGATAGATGGAATCCAGGTATTTACGGTTGTAGTTCCAATGAATGCCACTTTCTTAACTATTTTGAAACCAAATACTATTTAATTTGGACTTTACATGATCCTGCTGATTTATGGAATGAATATTGCGATTTCCCTCAAAATTTAATTATCGCTCATATTTGGAATAATTCTCAACCTGTTACTTTACATTTCGCCATATGTAAACAAACGTATTCTTATAGAGGTAGAACTTGGGTTAATATCAACTATTCTTTCTATAATTTCATTAAAAAAGTTAAAAATTATTATAAAAGTAAATTAGCTTTTTATAAAAATCCTAAAAACTTGAGATTTAAAGAAATTCATGGAAAATATCCACATTTTTCTCTCCCCAAACATTAAATTCTAATTATAATATGAAAATAAAAAGTAAAATATTAAGTACACTTATTTTTAAAAATGATTAATCAATCTTGTTCCACTAATCAATCTCCGCACTTGCCCGATCGATGGCGTCTTGAGCCATAGCGTCTTGAGCTGCAGCAATACGAGCTCGCAATTCGGATTCCAACTCAGGAAACCTTACTGTAACACGTTGCTCTATAACAGCCCACTTCTGCTGAAATGCCCTGGCGGACTCCGGCGCCAGCCTATTAAGGTTATTATAAAGATTTGTAATAATACGTTGGCGCCTTTGTCGTCCAGCCTCCATACGTTGGCGCCTTTGTCGTTCAGCCTCCATACGTCGGCGCTCTTCTCGTCGTTGAGCCTCCAGATGTAGGAGCCTTTGTCGTTCAGCCTCCATACGTTGGCGCATGTGTCGTTCAACATCCTGGGGAGTAGGCGCTAATCTAGGGTTGTGAACCGTGCGCGGAGGAAGATGAGACCGGGGCGACTTTCGACGATGGTTTTTACTAGCGCCTCCTTTTCTTGTCTTTTTCTTTTTAAATCTTCTTCGTTTCTTCTTATTTTTCTTTGTAAAAAATTTATAAGCAGCATAAGCTCCTAATGATAACACCCCGCCTTTCTGTTTTTTCCTTTTTCTTTTTCTTTTTCTCGTTCTTTTTCTCGTTCTTTTTCTTTTTTTCTTCCCACCTTTTTTTGTTGTATTGTTAATAAATGTTTGATATTTATCTGCCCACCCCGCAATTGAAGCATACTCCGACGAGGTTGATGCGTTAGAATAATCTAAATGGTTCAAATCTTGTTCCACCTTTTTTATCATTGCTTCTGTAATAGTATCTTCTTTAGTTTTTTTCAAAGTCCATTTCATAACCTCTTCAATTTTATCTTTATCTTTATCTTTTGCTTTGTCAATAAGTTGTCCAAAAGTTGACATATATATAATTCAATATTTTTTTATTATACGCATTTGTTTGGCAAATTTAAATTTCTTATCATCAATAGTTCCTTTTTTTAAGTTACATTCTAAACAAGATACAACCACATTATCTCTGTTATGTCCTTCATCATTATTTAATCTATCTAGCGTCCATTGCTTTTTCTCTCTAACATTATCATACATTAATAAGCAGTCGCATTTACAGTAATAACATTTTAACTTTGATATTACTAATATTTCTAACAAATCATCATATTTTATTAGTTTCTTTTTATTTAATTTATCTTTTTTTATATCTTGATTTTCATATCCTTTTATTTTTTTATTTATTGAACTTTGAACTGTTTTTATTCCTTCATATTCCTCCTTTAAATATAATTTATTTAATATATTGATTTGTTTTTTATTATCTAATAATAATTCCTTATTTTTCCATTTTTCACTTTCTAACCTTTTCTTCTTTTTATTTGAAAAAGAATCTATATTTCTTTTTCCGGTTATTAATATTTTTTTCTCCATTATATTTTGTTTATATTAATTGAAAACAATATAAACTTAAAAACAGATGTATATATATATGAGCAACGCAACTACTATAAATAAGGATCCTGTTAAAGAAACAAAGAAAAAAAATAACGACGAATGCATTGAACTCAAAAATATTAAATACCAGACTATGCTTATCAATAATAAGATGGAAATAAATCAAAAAAAGGAAACTACTAATATTAGTAATATTGAAGATTTTTTAAATAAGGAAAGAGAACATAATCAAAAACAACCTTGGAGTAAATTAGGAGAAGGTTCTAAATTAAAAAAAATAGCAGCATATGTTGACGATTATGCTGTCAAAAACAAAATAACTGAACCCGATAAAAGACAGTTAAATAAATACTTAAAAAAATGCATGGAACGAAAAAAATTACAACGTGTTAAAGACGTTCAATATAATATGGAATTGGGTAAAATCATAAGCATTCCTGGTCTTTTATTCAATGAAAAAAGAAAAAAATTTACATTAAAAAATATGGATAAAAAGGGTTCTACATTAAAAAGCCTTGCACCAAAAAAAAGAATTAAGCGTAAAAAAATAAAATCAAAGGAAAAATCTAAAGACAAAACTAACAAAAAAAACAGTTAAAAAATTGATATGAATATAATCCAATTAATTATATTTATATGACAACACACTGGAATGATTTACAAGTATTATCTAATATTGTTGATACATTCAAACCGCCTCCAATTGTTAAATTTAACGATACTAGAGAAATAGATGATGTTAAAGAAACTCTCGACATTTTTATAGATGAATGGATTCGTTCTAATGTTAAAGAATATAAAGACTATCATTTCGAAGAAACATTATTCAAATATATTTCTGAAAATTTTGATGATATATTCTGTTATACATTACTTGACGATGATGTTGATATTTATCAATTAATAAAAGATAGTATTTACTTTCATTTTATGAGAAATAAAAATCCTCGTTCTTATAGTGACACTAGAATTATTGATAATGTTGATAAAGAAAGAGTTGATAAACTCTTTGAATATTATAAAACAAAAGAACAACCAGATCAACGAACTGATGAATGGTATCAATTTAGATATAACGGATTAACTGCTAGTTCTATATATAAAAGTTTTGATAGTCAAGCCAATATAAATAGTATAATTTATGATAAATGTAAGCCTTTAAAAAAACATCACGGTGTTAATATTGATTCGCCTTTTCATAATGGACATAAATATGAACCATTGTCTATATTAATATATGAAAAAATACACAATACTGTTGTAGAAGAATTTGGATGCATCACGCATAAAACACAACCTTTTATTAGAGCTTCGCCAGATGGTATTAATACTAAACGAGATAATCCTAGATATGGCAGAATGCTTGAAGTTAAAAATCCTGTTTCCAGAGAAATTACCGGAATACCAAAAAAAGCTTATTGGGTCCAGATGCAAATTCAAATGGAAGTTTGGGACCTTAATGAATGCGATTTTTTGGAAACTAGTTTTAAAGAATATGACAATGAAAAAGATTTTATTGAAGACGGTGATGTTTGGAATTATACAAGAGATAATAAGCGAAAAGGTGCTATAATAATGATTAATGATGGTTCAGAACCTGAATACATTTATGCTCCAATTAATTTCGATAATAAAAAAGATTGGGACGAATGGGAAGAAAATTATTTAAATAATATGGATGAAAAATATTCTTGGATTAAAACTATTTATTGGAAACTAGAACAATATTCTTGTGTTCTTGTTCCTAGAAATAAACATTGGTTCGCTGCTGTTTTCCCTCAAATTAAAGATTGTTGGGATAATATTGTAAAAGAAAGAGTCACCGGATACGACCATCGTAAACCTAAGAGAAATACTAAAAAAAATAAAAAACTAACTCCTACTAGTTTACAAAAATTACACGATAATACAAAAGAACTAGGATTACAAAATAATAGTTCTATTGAAAATGGAACGGTTGTTATTAAAATAAGAACTCAATCTTTTAGTGATGAAACATCCCAACAACCATCTACTTGAAACCAGCCTACTCTATTTTTACCTAATTTTGGAACTTTAATTTTTTTTTCTTCTGTATCTATTGACTTTACTGGTTTTTCATATAAACACATATTTGGATTTGTATCTGTACCTCCACAAGGCGACATTGATTTTACGTTATTTGTTATTTGTTTATAGTTTCCTAAACCTGTTTTTGGCTTAAATTCTGTTTGGTTTTTAAATGTATAAAATTTTCCTGTATCATCTCTTTTAAATATACTGTCTAACAATAAAGAATTATGAGATGATGGAAATTTCCCTGTTCCAACAAATCCTTCTATATCAATTTTTTGTATCCAATAATGATAAATTAATACTAATCCTAAGAATATCAATAACCAATGTAATTTCATAATATAAATATATGTGATTTTTAATTAATGATTTTTAATTAATGATATTTAGATAAATTACCTTTTCTAACATATGCTGGTAATTTTAGTTCATTTATAACATAATCTTTCTTATTACAATCAGAACATTTCTTTCGTTGTCCTAGATAATAACCAATAGCAATACCTGTGCTAAATATGATCATTTTATTCAAAGTTTCTTTCATTATTTATAATTATAATAAAATAGTTTAAAATCATTTTATTATATTATTAAAATGAGCAACGAAGAATTTGTTATGAAAAGAAATGGTGAAAAGCAACCCGTATCTTTCGATAAAATTTTAGCCCGTATTAAAGGAAAATGCCACGGTAATCTTAGCGTTAATCAAACTCAATTAACTTCTAAAATTATTTCAAGACTTTATGATGGTATTAAAACTACTGAAATTGATGAATTAACAGCACAACTATGTGCTGCTTCTGCTACTACACACCCCGATTATGGTATTCTAGCAAGTAGAATTCTTATTTCCAATCATCAAAAAAATACAACCGCTGATTTTTCTATGATAATCTCTAGATTATATCATTTTACTGATGCTCTTGGTAATAATCATCCTCTTATTAGTAAAAAATTATACGATACTATTAATGACCCATATAAAATTGGTAAAATACAAAGTTGGTTTGATTTTGATAGAGATTATTTACTTGATTATTTTGGTTTCAAAACCCTTGAACGAGCTTATTTAATGAAAATTAATGGTGAAATTGTTGAAAGACCTCAGCATATGTGGATGCGTGTATCACTAGGTATTCACGGCGATGATTTGGATTCGGCAAAGCAAACTTATGATTTAATGAGTAATAAATATTTTACACATGCTACTCCCACGCTCTTTAATTCTGGCACACCAAGACCACAAATGAGTTCTTGTTATTTGCTCGCTATGGAAAAAGATTCAATCGAAGGTATTTATAATACTTTGAAAGATTGTGCTTTAATTAGTAAATGGGCTGGTGGAATTGGACTACATATGTCTAATGTTAGAGCATCTGGTAGTCATATCAGAGGAACCAATGGAACTAGCAATGGAATTGTCCCCATGCTAAGAGTTTTTAATGATACTGCTAGGTATGTGGATCAATGCATATTGCCAGAAACATATATATATACTACAGAAGGACCAAAACAAATCCAACATTGTGAATCCAATAAAACAAATATATTTAACAGTAAATCTTATGAATGTATAGAAAACGTTTTGGAACATTCTTATAACGGTGAAATATTGTCTATAGAGAGTATGCACTCAATCGAACCATTAAAAATAACAGATGAGCATCCAGTATATTGTATACGTAATCAAAAAAAAACATTAAATTATTCTGTAATTAAAAATCGATTAAATAAAAATATTATAAAACCAGAATGGTGTGATGCGAAAGATTTAACATACGACGATTTGCTTATTTTTAAAATTCCAGAATATGAAAAAAATATTGAAAATATTACAAAAGATGACTGTTATATGTATGGCTTAATATTGGGCGATGGCTCTATGAATAATTCTTCCACCAATTGTTATTTATCATTAAATGCAATAACAAAAACACATATATTAGATTTTACTAAAACATATTTAACAAATAAATGTATTCAGTTTTTTATCACCAGAGAAAACAATACAAATCGTATAAGGTGGAATAAAAATTCTATTTTACCCTTTCGTTATAACGATATTTATGATGAAAATCGAGAAAAAAAAATACACCCAAAATGGTTAAATTTACCAATTGATAAAATTAAATTTATTGTTAAAGGTTTAATTGATAGCGACGGATGTAAAGGTAATGAACTAGTGTTTGATACCACATCACGAAATTTATTAGAATCTTTGAGGTATTTATTATTGAGAATGGGTATTCCTACAAGTGGTTATATACGCGATAGAATAGG